GGGCCTCTAGCCATCTATCTATGTAAGTATCCGGCATATTTTGCAGCGCAGCATAAATTGTGTCGTGTCTTTTTTCTAGCCGTTCAGATATTTCTTTTGCTGTCAGGCCGTCTTGGTACTGGCGCAATAGCTGCCTAATTTTTGGGTGACTTGGTTTCATGTGCTCTCTTGTGGTGGTGTGCAAGTGTGTATCGTTGTCAAGTCTGCTGTGCGTTTACCGCAGCGGGGGCAGAAGTTACGCTCTTGCTGTGCTGCAAGGGCTTGCTTGCCAGCGGAAAGCACCTCATCAAGCCTAGACACGTCCCACCCAATGGGGCCGTATTCAGGGTCAACAATCTGATCCCTTACAATTTTTAACGCCTCCAGCGCCATCTTCAATGCTTCTTTCATGTGTTCTTCTCCTTGAGTTTGGCTGCAACATTTTTGCTATGGATAACTGGGTTTGGGTCAAAACAATCAAGGGCTTCTTGCTCCGTCAGGTCAACCCACTCGCGCTTAGTTGCCTGCTTGTGATGTGCGACCCCTGCGTTGTGCCCTGCTTGGTATGTCTTGCGATCTGCGTCTGTTAAGTCTGGCTGTGCTGCTACAAATCGCAGTAAATCGGCTTGTTCCGCTTGCGTCAGTCGATGCCAGCATTTGAGTTTTGCCAATATCCCGCGCAGTTCAAATTCGTCTTTCATGTGTTCTCCTTAATGCCGTGGGCGGCCAATACTTGCATTGCGTAATCGTGCAAATCTGTCCTGGAATAGCCCTTGTACTCGTCATTAACGTACGGGCTTGGCTTTTTAGGCCACTCGCCATACGGAAGCGGCTTCTGTGCTGGCTGCTCTGCTTGCCAGCCTGCCCACGCATGGTCGGTATTGCAGTCGCTGTAGCCTTGCTCAAAACGAGAAATGTCCATGTAATTGGGCAGTGACTTGGCCCAAATTTCAAAAGCCTCTCGCGTACCGCCCAACAGCTCTTGCTGCGCTGGCTGTGCCAAGGCTTGCCCCATATCCGCGATGGCTTTCTGTGCATCGACAGACTCGGGTTCTTGCGAGTGATGTAACGCATCAATGTCCTTCAGCGACTGTAGCCACTGCTCAAGCTGTTCGCGGTCAACGGTTAGCTTGTCCTGCGCCATGTCCTTTTTGCTTTGATAGCCTGTCATGTCACTTCCCCCACAATATAAAAGCCAACAGCGTTAGTGATGCGGTCACAGCAATCACGGCAATGAGCGCTTTAAAAGTGTCCGTAATATCGTTGTATGGGTCAGCAACTTTCCCCCATCCGCCGCTCATGTAAGCATCATCGGCTTCTTTGGCGCGTTGTTTTCTCACAGGGCAATCACGCCCTTGTGTGCAGTTTCCCATGTCGTTACAGCAGTTCATACCGACCACCATGCAACTAAAAGCGCAGCCATACCAGCGCCTATAGCAAAGGCTAGGAGATATCCGCCAATTACGCTAAGTCGTGACTTTTTGTAACTGACGCCGTAAGCGCCGGTTGTCCAGGTGGCCTCACTCATCATGCGAGGCGTTTGTGTGTAGCTTTGCTTCATCAGTCTTCTCCATTTTTAAAAAGTCCATCAAATGCCCGTTCCACATCATTTTTTCAACGGGTACGTCATGCGGCGTTGTAAATGTCTTGTCTTTAAAGCGCCATGTTCGCTTTTCTCTTGAGATGTCGTATTGCGGAATGGCATACCCTGCGTCAAATATTTCTTGTGAAGATTTCACCGTTTCAACTCCATGATCTCACGTTCAAGGTCTTTGCAGTGCTGCACCAGGTTGTCGTAGTCCTGCTTGTAGCGGGTGCTGGTGAGCCTCTCGGCGCCAACCCAACCTATCAGCGTACCCTTTGTGGCCGCTGTCCTCAGGTGGGAGCGCAGCTCATGCGCCGTGAGGATGCCGATTTGCCCTTTAATCGGCGACAGCTCATCGACAACGGCGTCGATCTGTTGTTGCATTTTCTCGCTCATGTTTACGCTCCCAAAAAGAAAAGTGTGGCCAGACCCAGGCCGATGGCCACCGCTAGGGCAATGTCTGCCCATTTGCGGATAGTTGGCTGAATGGTGTAGTGTTCTCTGTAGCGCATAGTGGACTCCTAAAGATGGGGCCGTAGCCCCGTTTGGTTGGTTAAAGGATTATTCCGATTCGTGACGAAAAGGCAATTCACCAAACTTAGCATCTGCGGCTTCATAAGCTGCGCGTTTGTAAGACTCGGCGGTGTAGTTGAGGCCAGATGCCCAATCACTACCAAGAATGTTGCTGACGTTTGGAAAATCTTCTTGGCAAAATGCTGTTTGCATTTTTTCGGCTGCTTGATATGGTGTCATTTTGTATCCTGTTTGCGGGTTGTTGATGCCTCGCATCTTACATGAATTGACTACTTCATCAACTGATTTATTTAGGTGTTTACCCTAAGTAGTGAAAATAAATTGTCTATCTAGTCAAAAAAGCCCCCTAGAATGGACGCATTCGTCAATTTGGAGGTTACAGGCACATGATTTCGTCAACAGAGCAAGCAATCGAGGCAATACGCCTCAAAGCAAAAGAGGCAGGGTTCAAGATGAACGATATCGCATACGCCGCAGGCATCGACCCCGCCCAGCTATCGCGCTGGAGCACTGGCAAGACGATCCCGCTGTACAGCAACATCATGAAGCTGGAGCAGGCCGTGGACGCGCTGATTGCGGCGAAACAACCATGATTGTGATGTCCATTGACCCAGGCTTATCGGGAGCCATTGCCGTGTTTATTGATGACGTTTTGATTGACGTTGTTGATATGCCGACTCACGAGCTGACTCGCAACGGCAAAGCTAAGAGGCAGGTTGCCGCTGCTGATTTGGCAGGCATATTTACTCAGCATGATCCCCGCCACGTTATCGTGGAGAAGGTATCCGCAATGCCAGGGCAGGGGGTAACGTCAATGTTCTCATTCGGGCGCAGCCTGGGCGTGATTGAGGGCATTGTGGCGGCATACGACATACCTGTCACCTACGTCACGCCTGGCGTATGGACAAAAAGCATAGGCCGCGGACTCGGCAAGGACGCATCACGCGCACGGGCTTGCGAACTCTATCCCTCTCACCAGAAATCTTTTTCCCGCGTCAAGGATGACGGTCGCGCGGATGCCGTTCTCATTGGCGCCTGGTATCTGAAGGGGAACAAGTGAGCTTGCAAGACCTACGAACCCTCAGAGAGCACGCCGTGTACCTGGCCACGCAACTGGAGCAAGAGCGCAACGCATCACGCGACAAGACCGAATTCCTAAAGCGCCTGGTGCATCCTGAGGACTTTGGTCACGCCGTATCAGCGGAAGTCAGAAACCTAGCCTACCAACTACTCATAAACGAAAGCCCCGAATGAAGCAACTACTCTTACGTCCATCATCCGCAGCACGCTGGATAGCTTGCCCCGCATCAGCAAGACTGTCCCTGCAAGTACCCCGTGAGGAGTCAGGTGAGGCTGCGCAGATAGGCACTGCTATTCACTCTCTTAGTGAGACTTGCTGGCAGCTAGATCAAGACCCAATGGACTTCGTAGGTAAGACGGTAGAGGGTATCGTGATGACGCGAGAGAACGCTGAGTTTGCTTTGGCGCACATCCGCATGGTGGCAGGATTAGAGAGCGAGCTAGGCACAGTCAAGGTCGAACAATATGGAGTCGCATACGAGGACTCGCTGGTCAAGGTCGGCGGTACTGCGGACGTTGTCGCGTACAACTTGGAGAAGTCTGTGCTGGTGATTGCTGACCTTAAAACAGGTAGGCAGTGGGTGGACGCTGACAGCGATCAGATGCGTATCTATGCGCTGGGCATGATGCACAAACTGGTCAATGTTTTTGATAAGGTGGGCCTGACCATTGTCCAGCCCCAGACGGGCGAGAACCGCCATCACGAGATGACGGGCGACGAACTCATGCAGTGGAAGGCAGACGTATTGATACCGGCGGTGACAGCGGCCAAGGATGGCCGGTCAGAGCCGACACCAAGCAAGGAAGCCTGCCAATACTGCCCCGCTAAGATGATCTGTCCAGCGCAGACTAAGGCGCTGGCCGCGGTTCCCGTAACTGCTGACATCACAACCCTGACGCCGGACCAGGTGTCGGACTTACTGGACAAGGCCGAACTGGTAGAGGACTTCATTACTGCGCTGCGCAAGCAGGCTACTAAGACGCTTGAGACTGGTGGCGTATTGCGCGGCTGGCAGATGGCGCCTAAACGTCCCACCAGGCAGTGGACAAAGGACTCGGACGCTGTCCAGGTGCTGCTGTCTGCTGGCGTACCCGAGACGCAGATATACGAGACATCAATGATTACGCCTGCTGCCGCAGACAAACTGTTGGGCAAGGACAGGAAACAAGTTTTGGATAGTGTGACCAAGAAAGTAAGCAGTGGTTTAACACTATCCAAATCCCGTGGGCTTGGCGAGAGCACAGCCCTACTACAACTCTGAAAGCTAAACGCAAATGCTAAATCTATCTTCATCATCCGGCTCTGGTAACTTCATCCGTTTTTCGCCCCAGGCTAATGCCTGGACAAACAACAACAACGAGGAAATCACGTTAAAGAAAGTGGTGTTCGACATCGACAACATCAAGACAGGCTGGCTTTTGCTGGGTGTCGGTGTACGCGATTGGGTGCAAGACGAATCTGTCGGCAAGAAAGGGCCGCAGCCGTCACCAGAGCACAAACGAGGATTTCAGGTCGTCCTGTACAACAAGGAGATAGGCGCTGCCGAGTGGTCATCTAACGGTGTGGGTCCGAACATGGGGCTGGAACAGATGTACAAGGCCTGCGCTGCGGAACGTACAAGTAATCCTGGTAAGTTGCCCGTGCTGGAGTACGGTCACTCTAAGGCCGAGAAAATCGGCAAGGGTACTACTCGCATTCCTATCTTCGTATTAAAGGGTTGGGTTGCACGTCCTGCAGGATTGGATGCAGCGGCAGAGGAAGTAGCCTTTGAGCCGGTGCAGCAGCCGGTACGCAAGGCAGCGCCCAAGCCAGTGGAAGTGGTAGAGGACGACGAGATTTTCTAAGCGTTAGACTAACGCGCCGACGGCTGATCCCCGTCGGCTTTTTTTTCCTCTGAAAAACGAGAACAAATAAATGGACACAGAAACAATAGCCAAGGCTTTGGGTAACGCCAAGCAGGTGAACGGGCAGTGGGTGTGCTCATGCCCCGTACCTGGCCACGGCAGAGGGAACGGCGACAAGAACCCTAGTCTCTCGATCACGGAGTCTGATGGCCGGGTTCTTTTCCACTGTCACGGCGGCTGCGACCAGAGGGACGTGTTCGACGCTGTCAGGGCTAGGGACTTGCTACCCACTACACCGAAGCGGGAAGAAATCAGCTTTACCCAACACCAGGACAAGGTACTGGAAAAGGAATGGGTGTACCGCGCAGAGGACGGCACTGAACTGTTTACCAAGCGCCGGTATAAGACTAATGATGCCAAGGGTAAGACATACTCTATTCACCGCGTGGACGCCGCAGGGAAGCGGATAGCGGGGATAAAGGACACCAGAATTGTTCCCCTCAATTTGCCCGAGATTATTGAGGCAAAGCAATCAGGCCGAGCCATCTACCTAGTTGAAGGCGAGAAGGCAGCGGACGCGCTAACAAGTATTGGCGCCATTGCAACGACAAGTCATACTGGTGCAGGGTCATGGCCGACGGAGATTACGCAATACTTTGCAGGCGCCAATGTCGTGGTAATTCCTGACAATGACCAGCCAGGAATATCTTACGCCAAACGCGCAATTGCTCACCTCTTACCCGTGGTCAAGTCAATTCGATACCTTGACCTTGGATTGATGATGGAGGGCGATGACGCTTACGAGTGGGTATATCACGCAAAAGGTACGCGCAAGGAACTGGCAGAAATGGCTAGGCAAGCTCCAGTAATCACCGATCACCTACAGGCAGCCGAACCCGAGCCAGTGTTATCAGAAGCCTTTAACCCGACTCCGCAACTGCTCAACATCGAGGCTTGGGACACCATTAAGGATGAGCCTGTTAGGTGGATTATTGAGAACGTGTTGCCGGAGGGTGGTTTCGCAGCCCTCTACGGGCCACCAGGCAGCTACAAGAGCTTTGTGGCACTCGACATAGCCGAGGCGGTGGCCACAGGACGCCAGTGGATGGGTAACCAGGTTACGAACCCTGGCGCTGTCCTGTACATAGCGGGTGAAGGTCACGGCGGTATCGGGGCAAGGATCAAGGCTTGCAAGATCAACCACCAGACGCAGGACGGGGCAGAGATATACGTCATACGCTACCAGTTGAACCTGAGATCGAGCGCCGACGACTTCAATTTGCTGATGCAGTCCATAGACAACTTAATAGAGCGCACAGGCATAGAGCTGCGCTTGGTGCAGATAGACACATTAGCTAGAGCCTTCGGCGGCGGCAACGAGAACGACAGCCAGGATATGGGCGCATTCATCCATAACGCAGGACGGCTGCAACGCAAACTTAACTGCGCCTTGATGGTTTTGCACCACTCAGGCAAGGACGCTACCAAAGGATTAAGGGGTCACAGCTCACTCTTAGGCGCCGTGGATACCCAACTAGAACTGCAAAAGTTGGAGCAAACCGAGCGCAAGGAAGGCGTCGCAGGCCAAGGAATTCTCACCATAAGTAAGCAAAAGGATGGCCAGGACAACCTTAAATTTGGCTTTGAGATGGTCCAGGTCAACATAAATCAGGGCAAGGAAAGCGCATTAGGGCTGGACGATAACGTCTCGCTGGCCGTCAAAGAGAACCAAGAAATGATCGACGAGCAGTACAAGACACCGCCTAAACCACCATCAAGATCGGGTGCTGGCGGGGTACAAAAGGTGGCTCTGGATGCCTTACACAAGGCAATTTCAGAGCACGGGGATATGCGTTTAGTTGACAATAAACGCAATAAATCGATCCACGTGGAACAGTGGCGGGATGCGTTTGAGGCTGCCCAGACCGACAAAGCAGGCATCAAAAAGCGGTTCAATAGGTGCTTAATTAGCCTCCAGAACGCTAAAAAGATTGAGGTTTTCGATCCATTTGTGTGGGTTATTTGGAGCGATGGTGGTCAAGATGGTGGGGATTTTTAGGTCTTTTTAAGGTGTTTGGACAAATGGGACAAATGGGACAAATGGGGGACAAATGGGAGTACATACTAAATCCCATTTGTACCGGCATAAATTGGCTGGAAAACGGGACAAATGGGCGCGTAAGTCTTAATACGCGCCCCATTTGTCCCGATCAGTCAATGCCCAAACCTTTGCCCAAATGGGCTGATTTCAGTTTTCTTGATGGAGCAATAAGTGGCAACTAAAAAACTTAAATCTTTGGCGATTAGTCAACCGGCGATGCCGAGCTTTCCAGCAGATCGTTTTGACGTGTTCAAAAACGCGGTCATGGTCGAACTGGCGAATCGAAAGAATACCCATGATGCGGTGTGGGGTATTGACAGACTGGTCTGGTTGGTGGACAGCGGGTTGCGCGAAAAGGTGTGGCTGCAAATGGAGAGGGTTTGGCAGGCACAAGAAGAACGCAACGACGAAAAGCTGGACAAGGCGGTTAAGGGTATGTGCAAGGCTTACGATGCGATGGAACGGTGGGCGGTAGCCAACAACGTGTCAGAACCGCCCAATCTGCGACATATTGAGCACGAGCAGGCAGATGGTACTGTTTTCGTTATCGTGCCAGATGAGGCCTCTAAACGGCTTTACTGCCAGCAGTGGCCTGGGACAACGGACAGGGAAGTCTGGACGGCAGCAGAGATTGCGATAATCGTGGCACGCCAAGCAGATGGCAAAATCAGCGAGATCAAGCGACAATGGCCTGATAGCAAACTGGTTAAGGTCGGTGGGCCTAGCGGGTTTGAGGATATGGTCAACGACCTGGATATGACGACACCAAGCAAACTGCCCAAGCTGTTCGACACTAAAGCGTTTGTACGGTGATGGGTAATAGGTAATGGCTATCGGAACTCGGACGGCGATAGGCAATAACATTTGGCTATGGCAACGGATTGCGGAAAATGGGCAATGGGCGGCATTTAATGCTGCTTAAAGCGCTTTTCGCGCACATTTTGGCGAATTACGCACACGCACAGGGGTAATCAATGAAGACAATGGCTGAAAAGATGACAAAAACAGGTGCAATCATGGGCAGGCCGGTGAAATGGCCGCCGGAACATCCAGTTTGGCTCGAAATCATTGACCAGGTATCGGCTGGCAAAGCGTTGTCAACGGTGCTGCGTGAGCCAAGCTATCCAACCTGGTCGAACTTTCAGGCGATGGTGTCGCAGGATGCCAAGCTGGCTGCAGCCTACGAGAAGGCGGTACAAGACCGCGCAGACCGGCTGGCTGACGAGATACTGCAACTGTCGGACGAACCCATGCCAGAGCATCTAGAAGGCGCTATGGCTTCTGCCTGGGTGCAGCAGAAGCGGATGCAAGTGGATGCGCGTAAGTGGATCGCGTCCAAGCTCAAGCCTAGGACTTACGGTGACCGCATTGATATGACGGTGAGGGACGAGCGCATCAGCGTGATCGACGCGCTCGAGGCAGCCAAGGCACGGGTGCTGACGCTGGACAACGTGACCGATGTGGTTGCGCGTCCTGTTGATAACCCTCTCTGATTCGGTTCTACTTTATACGACGGACGTTATGTTAAGTTGTTTGGCCTGTGCAGTACCTGTGGATAACCCTACCCGCCGGCCTTGTCCGCTGGCCCTGCCGCGCCCGACCCCCCCCCCGGGTAGGGCCGGCGGCAAATGGCCACGGAAACGGTGCGTCCACGCACAATTTTTTATTTTATAAAACTGTGGTAAAAACACACCTATGCCCGTCTACACAAACGCACTAGCCCCGCAACCGAGCAACAGCTTGGCTTACCCTGGTGGCATTGGTAAGCGTGGCGGCTCATTAGATTCGTTTGTGCCGTTGGACTACAGCAGATTGGCGGCGGGTCAGTTTAGGCAGGACACGCCACAGATGCGCGAGTATGCGGCTAATGTGCCCCTTGATGTATTGCGTGGCAGATTTGCGGGAATGTTGGGTTTTCCGAGTGATGTTTTGAACATGGTAAGAACACCATTGCCGATGGAGATGTTTGGTCAGACGGATTACGAGCAGCCAACACAAGTGCCGTATGGGACTGAGCAGTTGCTAAAGACTTTGCCGTTAGCGCCAGCAGCCGACAACCCGTTGGGCCAAGCTGCTAATCGGGTTGGTTCATTTGTACCGATAACACCAATGGAGGCATTGCAAGCGGCTAGGGTTGCTAGGCAGGCGGCAATGGCAACAGGGCGGTTTGTGGCGCCTAAAGCTGGGCAGTTGGCTGAGGGTTATATGCAGCGCATGGGCATGATGCCGAGCATTGTGCCTGTTGAGGGTGCTAGTGTGGCTAGCGTAAATCAATTACCGCAGGCTTTGATAAGGCCAAAGGCAGAGGTATCACCGCTAGGTTTTTACAGTGCGGTGGAGCAGCAGTCATTGAACCTTCCTCGCAAGTCTGGTACTGGTGCATCTTTTATTAATGATCTTATGAAGGGTCAAGATGTTAAGAAGTACGAAATAGAGGCTATGGGGTTAGATGAGTTTTTGAAGGATAAGCCAAATGTGACCCGCCAAGAGGTGCAAGACTTTATCCAGAGAAATCGGGTTAATGTGCAGGAGAAACAGTTAGGTGGTGCTATTACGGAAGACCCAGTAGGCATAGCCAAACGCAAAGAGATTTTTGACAAGTATGAGCCGCAGATACAGTCTTTGTACAAAGAAATGGATAATCCTAGTTATGTTTTAGTTGATAGACAAGTTAACCCAGGAGAATACCAACGTGGTGTTATATTGCAAAATAGAGTGTTTAGAGGAGAGTCAGTAACTGCACAAGAGCTAGCTGAATTAGAAGATATTACCAATAGGTTTAAAGGAAAAACGGTTAAAGAGTTTTCTAATGACAATGAAGCAAGGAGTTTTTATTTAGGGATGAGTCAAGATGAAAGACTCAGACATTCCATCATGCCTAAAAGAAATGCAACGCAACTTCAAACTCAAATAAATGAAATACAAGATTTAAGAGATGCAGAAGCTAATGCGGCGTATGTAGTGCCAGAACCAACACGAACCAAATACGAGCGTTTTACGCTACCAGGTGGTGACAACTATCGTGAGATATTGTTGACTACGCCCGTTCGCGGGAAGTCTGAGTTAGATGTTGCTCAAATAGCGGCGGGTGACTTGAGGCGGCAAACTGCTGATTTAATGGAGAAGTGGAAAGCAGCAAGCGAGTTAAACCCTGGCGATCCAAGCGTAGTTGCTTTGTATCAAAGAGTTGCGGATTCCAGAAGGCTTAGAGATCAAGCTGAAACTAAAGCACAAGAGTTAAAAAATCAAATTGGATCGCAAACATACCAATCATCCCACTTTAACGAACCCAACGTCTTAGCCCACATGAGGGTTAATGACCGCATTGATGCTGATGGTAAGAAGATGCTGTTGATTGAAGAGGTGCAGTCCGATTGGCATCAAGCTGGGCGGGAGAAGGGGTATGGGCCTAAATTTGAAGAGCAGTACAGGGCTTATTACACAACACCAGACGGACAACAGGTTGATATAGGTTTTGGCAAAACACCAGAGGAAGTTGGGAAAATGACTCAAGCGGCTGGATGGAACACAATGCCTGTAAAAATTGAAACAGAAAAAACTGTTAGAAAAGTAGGTGAAGGCGTCCCTGACGCCCCCTTCAAGGACACTTGGCATCAGCTTGCGTTAAAGAGAGCAATTAAGGAAGCTGTGGACAAGGGTTACGACAGGATTGGATTGACAACGGGTAAGCAGCAAGCAGAGCGTTATGACTTGAGCAAACAGATCAGCAAGGTTTATTACAGTCCCCCTGATTCAAAACAAGCAAACAAGTTTGGCACGGTGTTCAAGGCTTTTGACAGTCGCGGTCATGAAATTATCAACAAGTCTGTGACGCCTGAAGAACTTCCAGGAATTGTTGGTAAGGAGGTTGCTCAAAAGTTACTTAATGCAGAAAGCAACAGCATGGGCGTTAAAGCACTTGAGGGCATTGATCTTTCGGTCGGCGGCGAGGGCATGAAGAAATACTACGATGAGGTTTACCCTGCTTTCCTCGAAAAACAAGGTAAGAAGTACGGTGCAAAAGTGGGTGAAACAGAAATCAAAACGGGACAACGAGTACAACTTTTCGGTGTTGGCAAACTTAAAACTGGTAACGAAAAAGTACGCTACCTTGACATTACCCCAGAGATGCGTAAAGCAGTTAAAGAAGGTCAGCCATTGGCATCAATGCAAAACGAACTTGCCAATCAAATGGCTTAACTATGCAACTGCCCATTTACCGAGGTGAAGAGGAACAGAAGCTGATGACCGAGTTATGGTCACCGGCTGTTGCGGATGACTTGGAAGCGTTCGTGATGTACGCTTTCCCTTGGGGTGTGAAGAACACGCCGTTGGCGAGGTTCACAGGCCCGAGGAAGTGGCAGCGGGAGGTTTTGCGGGATGTGACTGAGCACATTAAGGCGCAGCAGGGCAAGGTTAACTTTGACACTATTAGGGAAGCAGTATCCAGCGGACGAGGCATTGGTC